ACTGTTCCAATCGTCTCTAACGAGACACTTGCCACTTTACGGACTCTAGAAACCGTAACCCACGCACCACATTGTGTAGTCTTATTTATAATGGGAAGTTGATTTTTTCAAAAAATTATTTAAAATTTTGGAATTTTGTTTTGTCAAATTTGAACTCTGTGATCTTTTCGCCAAACTTTCCCTTATCAGCCACTGGACCATCATCCATGATATTGTGTTGGGCTGCAACCTCAACATCATAGAGTTTCATCTTTGACCTATCAATACCAACAACAAATCTTCGGTTGTTGCCTGGATCACCATAACGGTTCTTCAACTGCTTGACCAAAATTTGGTTCATGCGTTCAAGTTCCTCAGTGCTGATCAACGCAAACATAAAGTCAGCCGTAGCAGGTAGACCAAATGACTCGGAGGTATCTTCAAGTCCAACATCAGAGTTTGTAAAGCCAGACCTGTTCGTTTGGGTTGCTGATATAATTGGAACATTAGACTCAACCGCAAGCCCACGCAACTCTTCAGCAATTGCCTTGATGTACATATAACTGTTGACATTGCTGTTTGGCTTGATTCTTGATGAGGCGCAAATGTTCAGATAGTCAATGTAGATAATATCAGGGACAAAGTTTTTCTTGACTTTCAACTCACCAAGCAGGTGGCGAAAGTTTGCCGAGCCAGCACAAGCAGTTGGATACTCTTTGACGATCAACTTACCCTTGGCTTTGTCTCTAATTTTAGTAATCTTGCGGTCATATGAGTCTTTTGGTAAGTCCTTGAGTTCATCAAGGGTGACATCCATAAGGTTGGCATCAATACGTTCAGCAATCTTTTCCTCAGCCATTTCCATGGTGATATACAAAACGTTGTAACCACTGATAAGGTTGTATGCCGCGCAATGACACATAAACAAAGATTTACCAACGCCTGTTCCCGCGAGCGCGATGTTCAAAGTTTTTTTGGGCAAACCGCCATCGGTAATTTTGTTAAAGTATTCGAGGTCAAATGGAATCTTTGACTCACGCTTATGATACAATTCAAAACGTTCATCAGAGTCGAGAAGGAAGTCGTGACCGATGCTACTATCAAATGATACACCAAGCGCATCAGATAAAATTTTTGGAATTGATCCAACTGAAATCTTATCGTCTTTTTTATCAACCAACTTAATGGCTTCCATCAATGCATTGTATAGTGCCTTGTCTTTACAAAACTCTTCAGTGCGGTCAACCAACCAATCGAGTTCACGGTCTTCACTTTCTTTCAGTGTTCCAATCAACTCTTTGGTTAATTTAAACTGCTCTTCATTCAGATCAGTTGAACTTTGAATATCAATCAGCAACGCTTCCTTGGTCGGAAGTTTGTTATATTGTTTTACATACTTATCAATCAATTCAAAAATAACTTTGTGATTGCGGTCACGGAAATAATCGACACGCAAAAACGGTATGACCTTACGGGCATACTCTTCCCTATATATCAGGTTACCAAAAATTATTTCTTCGATGTTGATCATTCAGACTCCACAAATTCTTCGTTGCCTTCGTCATCGGTCATGCCGTAACTGTAATACTTTTTGGCAGCGGCTTCAAGTTGTTCCATAACTTCCTTGGTGAAGAATTTTTCTGGCTCATCATTGATTGCCTTACCGAAAACTTTATCACCATTTGGAAGTTCGTAGCGAGTGCTGACCTTCTTAAACACCCCAGCCTTCTCAGCAAGTTCAAGCAAACCATAGTATTTGTCAAGACCAGACTTGTATGAAAGTTTCACAACAGCGGAGGCGTTTTCCTTCGACATACGTGACTTATACATCTTGATCTTAATCAAGTTACCAACAACATCAGTGCCATCCTTGTCTTTGCTCTTTGAAAGCATAGCAATGGTTGATGCGGCATACTTCAAACCAGTGCCGCCCGAGATTTCATTTGTCGGAACATAAGCACCAACTGCAGCATAAACGTGATTGGTCAGAAGCATTGGAATTTTAGCCCGAGCAAGTTTTAAAGTCAATACCCTGAATGCAGCCTTGATGACCTGTGCCTTGGTCATATCGCGAGTTTCCTTACCCTCAGAACTATCTTCCATTTCTTTTGTAGTTGACAGCATGCCAAGTGAGTCAAGCACAAACATCATTGGGGGACGTTTATCGGCAGGGCGTGCGATGTAAGCATCAATCAACTTAATGGCATGATGACGAAACTTCTGAATTGTATCAGGCTCGGCATAAATGACACGGTTGACATCAACGCCACGTGACTTCATCATATCACGAGTCACTGCGGCTTCGGTGTCATAATAAACAACGCCAGCGTCAGGGTTGTTGTCAAGAAAGTTCTTGACGATGCCGAGGACGAAAAATGTTTTACCAGTTGATGATTCACCAGCGAATGCGGTGATTTTGTTATTTGGAACACCACCATACAAACTACCACTCAACACTGCGTTGAGCATGTATGATCCAGTGTCAATGAAACCAGAATATTCACCAGCACCCTCGCCATCTGCAACGATGCTTGTATCCTCGTCTTTAATTTGATCTACTAAACTTCTAAAAAAATCGGTCATGGGGTCACCTCTTGATACACTTTCAAGTAATCAATTCTATTGTATTTGGGAAATAAAGTCAACGTCACTCGGACTTTACAATTTGGTCTAACTTCTTAATGAATGCGTCGATTTTCTGTTTTCTATCTGGCCAATAAATGTATTCACGTTTATCAGCGTCCTTTGCTAAATTTTGAAGCAGGGGTATAATCATCTTGTACATTGTCTCAACTTTGCTATCAGCGACTTTCACCGTTTGCTCAACTGCTACTTGTGCTGCTTTTTCTTCACGCTTTTTAAATTCATCCTCGCCAAAAGTGGTGAAACCAAAGTCAAAGTTTTCATCTAGTTCTATTCTAGCCATTGTTGCTCCTATGAGAAAAAGTCCTCAAGTGTTGCTGTTTTTTCAACGTGCCAACCAATGGTGCTGATAATACTTTTGATCGGCTCAATATACGCTTTATCAAATTGAGTTTCGTAGTCAATGAAATTTTCCAACCCAAACTCTTTCGGCAAACCACTAGGACAAGACAGCACAGTTATGTTATATGGGTTTGGTTTCTTCATGTAACAGAATTTGATCTTTTCACCACTTGCTATACCCTGATATTTATTCGTCAGATGTTTTTTCTCAATCAGGTGGTTGAAAAATATCGCACCCTTGACATGAATGGGTGTGCCCTTCTCATATAACAAGTTCTGGTTTTGAGCCCATTTCTCAATATCAGTCACACCTCGCGGGAATGCGACATCCTCAAACTCCATCTTTCTAAACTCACCACGGAAGTTTTCGATAAACCTGTGAAGTGCTGACTCGTTCTCATTCATGATAATCTCAAGTGACTTCTTAATGTTATCACGACATGACGATGGGGTTGAGGAGCGGACAGCCTCAATGCCCATCATCTTGAGTTTTGGCTTATCATACAGCACACCCTCTTGATCCCACACGTTGAGGATGTACATTTTCTTCGCCTTCCAAATACCCTTATTGGCGATAGCCTCACGCTTCATGATCATCTTTTGTTGAGCAGCGTGCATATAGTTCGCAAGTTCTTGATAGACACTGTCAATGTATGGCTCAAGTTTCTTTTGGCAAACCGTATCAATGAACTTGACAATCTTTTTGTCATCAGTTTCATTTGGCATAACTTCTTGAACCAAACGGTCAAGAGTGATGTACACTGAGTCAGTATCAGGTTTACCCTCAATCCAACGGATGGACAACTGACCAGACATAGTGATTGCCTCCGCATGGTTGATATCATACCAGCGGAAGTATTGATTACCCAACGCACCGTAAGCGGAGTTCAGCTGAATCTTTTTCGCCATTTGCATGTTGTTGAGACGAGCAATTTCTTTCAGCAGTGCAGGGTTTTTGAACTTCTCATATTCTTTCTTGACCTCAATCATTTGCTTCTTGTACACTACACGGTCATTGTACATCTTTTGCATTAGTGCGGGCAAGAACCCCTGACGCTCCTTTGAATACACGCAAAGGTTAGCGGCAATGGCGCAATTCATTTTGTCAAGGTATTCGTGGTAGTCAGTTATTTTGCCATCCAATATTTCCTCAATGGAATGCGACTGCTTGAGTTTAGTCACAAACGTCTCGGGGGAGATATTATACTGCATAATCAAGTGGGGGTAAAGTGAGTTGAGGTCAAATGATACAACCCACTTGCTCAACCCAACCTTTGGGTCTTTGACATAGCCACCAACTAGTGACTTACAGTTTTTGTTTTTATCAAACTGCGGGATGACGATGTTTTTACCACGGAGGTAGTTATGTACAATAACATCCCACTGCTTAACTGAGGCAAGTGTATCTTCATAGTTGACCTTGGCGTCATATGACAGCGCATAGACCAACTCAATGAATTTCATTTTGTCTTCAAGTTTTTCAATCAGTTCAACGTCACGGATGTTATACTCAATATACTTTTGAAAGTTTGAGTTGTACATATCTTGCAAGCCAGTATACTCTGAATAGTCCAGTTTGCGCTCACCAAGTTCAACGTTGGCAATATGATCTAGGCGATATGACTCCTGTTGAGTATAGGTGAATTTTTTGTACAGGTTTTGATAGTCAAGCACGTTGACACCAACTGGACTGTAGGCGATGTTTTCACGCCCACGGATTTGAACTTTGTATTCTTCCAAAATGTTCCAAGGTGACAAACGTTTAGCATCATCATCGCCAAGTACATTTTTGATTCGGTTTACAAGGTACGGAATATCAAAGAACTCAATGTTCCAACCAGTGACTACATCAGGGAGATATTCCTCACTATTCCAAATCTCAAGGAAAACACGGAGCAATGCAGCCTCATCAGTGCACTTGTAGTACTTGATATTGTCTTGATGCTCGGTATAGTCACCGCAACCAAATACAACCTTTTTGCCATCACGTGACATAGTGATGG